TCTCTACTCCTGCTGCTGCCCAATCTACATAACTATCAGTTATAGGAATAGCATTATCTCCAGTTCTATTACCTGCAGGGTTTTCATAACTCACTTCCATAAAGTCTTGCATTACCCCTTGTTTATTTTCTCTTGAAACAAATTCTATATCAACTAAAGTATTTTTAGCTTGTTTATTGTATGGACTAGAAATAATAGAACTAATAATACTATTTCTTTTAGCAGAGTCTTTTGTGATATACAATGAGTTCCATAAGTCAACAACACTTCCTTGTTGCTCTTCAAGTATTTTATTTGCACTTTTTTCTCTTGGTGGCGTAGGTTCTTTTTGAGTTTCCTTACGACCTAGTTGTTTGTCTATATGTCTTCTTAAAAATTCTTCAGCTTTAGCTTTTTGTTTTTTACCCATTTCACTTGTAACATCCATAATCATTTTACCTGATCCTGGTTGTGCAGGGTCTTCTATCATAAGTATAGAGTTTTCGTCTTGGTCTTCTTTATTAAAAACAGTGTTAAAGCCACCAACATAATCTTTAAGAATACTAGCGACCCCATTTGGAATTTGCACTTGAGTCTGAACCATATCATTTACCATAAGGTCAAAATCTTTCATCTGCCTAACGTCATCAATAGTTCGGTATAATCCATCTGTTGTTAAATAAGTATCTGCAAACTTAGCCACCTCTGCATCTAAAACATCTAATTGATACTTTAGTATTTCTTGAGATAAAGAAAAGTTTAACTGTTGAACTGTGGTAAAACTACCAGGAGTTCTATCCATAGTTGTAACAGTCTTTCCATCTACTTCCTTGTCTACCAATTTACCAATACTTACCTGCCCATTGGTAGGGTTAATATAAGCCTCATGATTAGAAAAATTTGCAAATCCTTCAAGCCTAGCCAACATATCAGCATCTAGTTGAGATGTAGTTCCATCTTGAAACTTCTTCATTCTATCAGAGTATATAGCTTGGTATTTTTTTCCTAAATTAAAAAGTTGTGTAGTTCCTTGAGTAAGATTAGCACGACCAATGTTATAATCTTTTAATTTTAATTGACCAGACTTTAATAATTTGTCCTGCATTAAACGCATCTGTTGTGCGTTGTTTGCATATGTCATGGCAAACTCATTTAACCCTCTGTGGTCTCCTTGAGGAGCTTCTGACAGGGTTAAGCTTAGTTCTGCAGTAGCGTCATCAATAGCTTGTCTCTTAGACTCTCTAATGGCTTCAGCAGCCTTTAAAGAATTGACCATGTTAGAGGTAATCTCTGACCAGTTTACTTGATTACTAGCATCCCTTTCTGCGTATTTATAATATGTTGCCATTTAATTTATTGTTTTTTTCTAATAAAATCCATACATGCCATTCATTGGATCACCACTTCTTTTTCTTTTAATTTCTTCAATAATTTCTTGGTCTTCTATAGGACCACCTACATTCATTGAACTACCATAAAGTATATTATTCAAGTATGACTGTTGTTCTACACTACCTCTGTTTATGTAAGACTGAGGGTTGGCTAAGAATTGATTTTCATCAAAAGAACCAAGTCCTTGCTTTCCTGCAAGTTTAGCAAACCTATCAGCATTAAATCCTGAATTTCCAGCATTTAACATCTTAAGCATATTATTATTTAATACTGCCTGTCTACCTAAATTTGTATCTGATTGTCTATATCCTGTTCCAATACCCAAAAATCCTTTATCTGGATTAGCGTTCATGTAAGCGTCTTTACCTGCTCTACCTGCCATTCTTTGACTTTGGTTAAAATCTCTAACACCTGCACTTTTTGAAAACAGTGGTGCTGCACTCATAAGTTCAGCACCAAAAGACGCTAATTGTTGAAACCCTTGTGTCTGTGCTGCAGCAGCAGCCTGACTAGCATCTGATGCTGCCATCTGTGCTCCTGCAACCTCACCTAAATCTAACTGAACACCAACGTCACGAAGCCTTGAATCTTCTGCTGCTGCTGCTCTATCTAATGCAGTCAACTCTCTACCCATTGCAGTACGAATTCCTTGTTGACCTTTTTGTTGTGCTAGTTGTATTCGACCAACACCTGCTGCTGCACCACGTTCAGACTCTCTTACTGCCTCAACACCCCCTGCTCCTGCAACTAGTAAAGCCTCACGTTCAAGTTCGTAAGGTTCTTTATTTATGCCTAATGCGTCTATATAATTTACCTCAAGTTTTTTTCTAGCTGCTGCCATTGCTTTTTCACCTTCACGCTTGGCTTTTTCTTCGGCTTTACGTTGTTGACCTGCCTGAAGAAAAGATGCACCCATCCCCCCTGCAGATAAAATTAAACTCCCTATTAATAAACCTGTTCCAACTCCTGCCATAATATTCTTTTTTTAATTATTTCTTGAGGCAACTCTTTATAAGTATCTACATAAACATCTGCCTCAGCTTCTTCAAATGTTTTTGCATCAGTTTTATACACACAACACCACTCACTATCTTCGTGTACATAAAAAACTCGTTGTGCACCCTCTTTTGTTTTTACAACATGTGGAGCAACAATAGTTTCAACTAATCCTTCATCAGTTAAATAAGACACCTTACCTTTTAGTAAGAATGATGGATGATTTTGTTTGTGTATCATTGTAATTATTAAATGTCCTTTAGGCATAAATAACTCCCTTGTATACAAACCTCCTTCAAGATGTTGTTTTAAAGGGTACACTTCACTCATCTTTCCTTCGTACTTAGTACCTGCTTTATGTTTTAATGCACCTTCTATAGCGTCAACTTGTTCTTTAAATTTTTCTATTTTTTCCCACAACATTCCTGTCCCTTGTGGGATACTGTTTAAAACCTGTAAAGAAACCTCTTCTTCTACCATTACTTCAAAGATACTAATTTTAAGGAAATGATTTCATAACCTCTGAACCAACGGCAAATAACTCTACTGCACCTGTATTATTGTTGGTTAAAGTAAACACTGCATAGTGACCTAATATACCATGAGACTCTGCCGTACCATTCTTTATAAAGAAATAATAGTTTGGACTAGTAGGTGGTAAATTACCAATTGGAGTTCCAGAAGAATCTGTAATAGTGGTATCAACTATCAAATAATTTGTTCCACTTTGAAGATTAACAACCTTATCTTTTACTTCTCCAATTAAAGTAACTTGATTTGTAAAACCACTCTTAATATACAAATAATCGCCAATACTTAATATTGTTCCAATATTTATATATGGGTCTGTGCTAAAATTAATAATTACATTATTTGGAGATAACGTATTTACAGTTGTGTTATTTCCAATACCATTAGCAGACCTTAAAGGATATTGAGCTGCACTTGCAGGCTCTGAATTTTGTGCCCTAAGATATCCGAAATAGTTTCCTTCTTTAAGTTTAAACTCGTCTTTGTTAATAAAGTTACCAATTTGCTGATCACTATCTGCCGTTGCACTCCAAGATGCATCAGACTCTAGCTCTAAAGTTTTAAATAGTTTATTCTCTAAAGGTTGGTCATTAAACACCGATGTTAGTATAGAGGAAAAATCTTCTCCATAATAATTATTTCTAGTTTCATTTGTGTTATGTCTATAAATATTACCTCCCTTAAAAGTGTATAGGTAATTATTCATACCTTGAATCCAATCAGGATAGTAAGTATAAAAAGAGGGAAACCCCTTTACTCCATCATCATATGTTAATGTATATTTTGATTCTAATGTTGGTATTGAAGGTCCAGACATAATTTAAAGATTTTGACAGTTATTAGATGCATCACATGCTAAAATATCAGTAACAAGATTGCTTTGTATTTCCATTACCCTCCAACCATTAGCAGGAGCACTAGTAGACGAAGTTTCAAAGTAATAAGCATACCACCCATCACTTAATCCTCCTACAATTTCATCACCTAATGTTAAGCTATAGTAGTCATTACCACTAACTGTAGATGTCTGTACAACTATATTATAGTTATTAGTACAAAAAGTACTACAAGGTATAGCTACTCCTGATAAGTATAATTGACTTGTTGGTGGACAAACAGGTCCAGGTTGTTGAACCTGTAAATTACTTCCAGAATTTTCACGATAAATATTTGAACCTATTTCTTTGTAAAAACCATCAGCCATAGGAGTGGTTAAAGAATTAGTTTGAAATATTTGTGAAGCAGTTAAAAATGTATCACCTAAAGCCATATAAGCAGTGACCTGTACGCTTGATACACAAAACAAATCCAAAGCAGATGTTGCGTTATACTCAAGTGTTATAGCATTCTCAATACAATTAGGACAAATTTGTTGAGGTAGTAGAAGACAATTAACTTGTTCCCTAGAAATAGTTCCATCAGAATAAAATCCATCTGGAGCACATACAGTTAAATCAACATCTGTAAATACTGCAGTGGATAATCCTAATGTAGGTCCGTTTAAATAATAATTTCCTGTTACTGCCATATTAATTTTTTATTCCAAAATTCAATAATGTGAATATAAATTTCTTTTTACCAAGATCAACGTTAAATTTAATAAAAGTTATTTTACCAATTCTAAGTATAAAATCTAGTTTATCATTTTGTTTTGCGTTTGACTTCCAACTGTTAGTATACTTCATAGTTATTTAATTTAAAAACAAGTGCATGTAACGCTAATTACTGTAGCACCATCGTTAGTAATGAGTTGTGATATACAAGCATTCCAAACTTCGGTAGGAATAATTGTCTGAGAAATAGGTGTTCCAAGACAATCAACATACTCAAGTGTTAAATTACTGCCAGTATTATTTTCCCACGTATAGGAATTACAAACACAACCTTGATTTGAACTCAATGCAATTATATCATCAGTAGCAGTGTTTGCACTAGTTCCTGTTATTGTCCACTTACATCCATCTCCACTTAGTAATTCTACTTTATCTCCAACTGAAACTGCAATAGAAGATGTTACTGTTCTAACTTCACCAGTAACACATTCTTGAATTGAATAGTTTGATGCAACAAGATTACAATCACAAGAAACAAATTCCACAACTATTCCTAAAGAAGGAGTAATAGAAGATGCACAAATGTTTTCCACTACTGGACTAGTAACATCTATTTTTACTAATAATCCATTACAGTCTATATAATTAACAGATATACTACCTCCTGCAGTGTTTGTAAGTGTATATTCATTACAAACGTCACTGCAATCTTCACCTGGATAAGTGTTTATTATGTTAGTATTAACAGTTCCAAACTCAGTAAATGATATTACTTTAAATTTACAATCAGGCTCGTTATCAATTTGAACAATATCATTTACATTATAACTTGCATTATTAGCTATATATGTGGTAGGAATTGTTGTAGCTACTAAAGATTGACATCTTTCTAAATTTACAAAAGAAGGTTCACTACTAGGACATTCACAACTTGTCCAAACTAAATCAAAATCAGGTTGTGGTGCTGCATCTTTAGCACATATATTTTTAAAGTTTCCTGCTTTAATATCTTCATTTATAACTGTACCATTACAATTAGTATATATAAAATCAACTGTTGAACTATTATTAGTTACTGTGTAAAAATTACAAACCTCACTGCAATCTGCAGCAGTGCTTAATCCTGTAGAAGTAGCATTAGCAGGACCAACATTTGTTTCAGAAACAATAACATACGTGCAATCTGCATCTTCATTTATAGTAATTAAATCACCAACATTAAACAGACCACTATTTACTACAGTAAGTTGATTAAAACCATTTGTACTCCAATCTATTATACATCTTTCAACTATTAAGAATGGTGCAACAGGGTCACACTCACAATCTTCAAGAGTAATAATAATTCCTGGTGTTGCAGAAATCTCTTGAGCACAAATAACTAAATCATCGTTTGCAAGAACTGTAGCCGTTACTGAATCCCCATTACAATCTATGTAGTCAACATCTGTATCAACTCCATTAGTATCTTCTAGTTGATACTCTTGGCATATGTCTTCACATGTAGTGCCTGAAGGTAATATAGAAGTAACAGTTGCAGTAGCTGCAGATGGAGTTATTGATCCAATTTCATAAGTACATCCATTAATCACAACTAATTCCCCTGTGGTATACACACCTTGAACAACCTCAGTCTGTACAACTCCATCGGCTCTACATTGGGTAGCTTCAAAAGTATCAGGTTCTGAACAACCACAACACGCATCTAGACTATCTGTGGTTGAGTAACATAACTCAGCAAAAACAGGAGACCTGTAATCATATATCAAATACAAGTAATCACCAGAAGTTCCTGCAGGCATTATAAAGTCACCCAAGTATGTGCTTGGTGCTCCTGAAGAATTTACTGGTAATTGAGTAGAAGCGTTTAATAATGTTTGTATTGATGCAGGTGTATTTGAGTATAACGTTGCTGACCTTAAATATTTAAAATTCATAGGTGGGGTTACAAAAACAAAATCATCTGTTGGTGGTATTTTGTTTGAAATAATCGAAACGATTGCTCCATCAGCAGGTATTACTCCTGCACCTTGAACCCCTGCAACTGTACTGTATTGTGATACATTAGGAGAGTTTATCGATGATAAAAATTCAATTTGCTCCTGATGTAATGGAGAAATAAATGGTCCATCAACCCATCGATATTGATTATGAATAAATTGACCTGCATCTGAGTTGTTAGTAACACAAACTTGGACAATACTTAATGCTTTGGCATCTACACAACTAACTGTATAGTCTATAACTGCTGATGCAGTTCCATCAAAAGTAAGGTTTAGAGTATCTGTTAAAACTAAATTTTTAATTACTGTGATTGTGTTTAGTCCATTAACTAAATTTACCACTTGAAGTGTTGTTCCATATTCAACTTGTGCTTGAAGAGAACCACTAGTTAAATCAGAAACATTAATTGTTATAGTTACTTCACCCACTAATTCTCCTACATTAAAGCAGTAGGTGATAGTTGTTCCGTTAAAATTTAATAGTTGATTAATTCCACATTCAATACAAGGCACATTAATTGGAAGCAACTCATCATTAATGGAAAAAACATATTCATCCATGTAAGGGTCGTACCCTCCTAGTTTTTGATTATTAGGAGATGATATAAATTTATCTCTAAACCAAGAACGCATTCCTGCATCGGATATAACTGTAAGTTGTTCATTAGAATATGCACTACCTTTTAGTTGAATTAATGCTCCACGTTTTTGGTCAGAAAAATATTTATCAAATCCATATTGTGCAAAACTTTCAGGGTTAAAGCTTATCCCATACTCCTCTAATCTAGCTATTTGAGTTCCAAGAACTTCTGGAACAGATGTAATAGCTCCTCCTGGAACTGAATCAGATAATAAATTTTTACCTGCTAGTACATATGATATTTTATCTTCTTGTAATGTAAGTATATCAGTAGCTCTAGCGAATAGTTTTTCAATAGGACCAAATGATTCTTCTGTTTTCTTAAAGTTTATTAGCCCAAGGTTAAACTCATTAAGTTTATTTACATTGCTCTCATCATTGTATATACCACTATAAGTTATGTCTGCAAATCTATCAGCTTCTCTATAATCTTCTGCTGAAGTAGTTGTAACCCTGTTACCTAATAATAATGGCTTGCCCACTATAGAATCTCTAATCTTATAACTTTCTACACCATTACCAAAAGCAAAACAATTAAAAAATGATGTGTCAATAATTGCAGGACTTGTTGCGTCTTGATCTTGAACATTTCCAAGATGCACATCTGCATATGGAGTATTAGTAATTGTAACATCTGCAGGAACATCAGGTGGAGTAGATGGTGATATTATAGCAGAACCACAATCTGTCCATTCTGCTGCAGAATCACCTGGTTGAAGAACAAGTTGAGATTGAATACCATCTAAAGTGTATACAAATGCAATTGGATTAGATTCACTAGAAGCTACTTGAAATACAGTTTTACAACCTCCTTTTGCAATATCAAATGTTTGAGCACCTTCATACCAAACATCTGGTAGTGCATCAGTAGGCTCTGTCTCAAACACAAGTGTAGATTCAGCTCTAAATATTTGCCATGTTGCAGTAACGCTAGACCTTCTTTTTTTAGTGCTTCCACAAGCTCTAGTACCAGACATTATAAAACGTATCTCTTGAGTACTAGGGTCTTGAAACCACCTGTAATAATTTGTTCCTAATGCAGGCGTAATTCCATATGTACCAAATGGATCTGAAGATGTTGCCGTAGTTGGTATGTACACATTTTCTACATCACCTCCAGTACCACCAACTTCTTGCGTTCCTGTATTTAAAACTGATTGAACATTGTCTCCATTAAACCAATCAATAATATTATCATAATCAGTGGATGCAATTAAACTAACATCTAAATTATATTTTCTACGTTCACATGCATTATTACCCCTTTGAGGTCCTCTTCTTTCGAACTCAAATGTCATTTGTATTCTACTGCCTGAAGGAATAGTAAGGTTTTGATAATTACCTGCATCATCAGGCTCTGCAAATCCTTTATATGCAAGTATAGGATAGTTACCATTTCCTCGTACTGTTTTAGTCTGCTTACCTGGTAATATAAAAGGGTCAGGTCCTACAGATACTGAAAAGTCTTGAGCCTTTATTTTCATGTAAGTCCCTGCAGGAATATTTATTTCTTTTCCATTTTCATCGGTTGGTAAGGGATCAAGAAAATCTCTTTGTTGTGCTTCCTTATCTAAAACTGTTGCATAAGCACATCTTAACAAAGAACCACTTGTGTCTGCTTTAACGATTAACCTGTCTCCTGTTTCTACTTTTCTTGAATTTTCACCTTCTAATAAAAAGTACGTGTCATTGGTAGCAGGGTCTGTAAAAAAGATATTGGTATAAACTGTTTCGTAAGTTTCTGCATTAGGTTTTATTGCAAATCTATATTTAGTTGCCCAATACGGAGGTTTTTGTTGAGGTGGTATTGAAACCCTTATAAAATTTTTAAGGTCAGAAAATCCACAAGGCACATGTTCTGTGTTTAACGGACTAACCAAAGCAGTTGATGCTCTATTAAATTCATCCATGTAAACTATACCTATTTCATAATCTCTATTACTATGAAGACTGTTAGTATTACTTACTAATTGAAAAGAAACTTCTGCACTATCCCATTGAAAATATTCATAAGCACTTTGAGTTGGAGTTGTTGTGTTATCTACTCTGCGTATTGCAGGCAGTTGAAATCCAATACTATCAAGACCTGGAACTGTTATAAGAGATATAGGTTGATTTGCTGCTGAAGTTCCACTTTCATATTTAGTCCAGGTAGTCGGTTGAGCTGCATCTAATATATTTGGTACGGCACAATTAATTACGTCTGTAAATGTATTACCATCACAAGAAGTTTCAATTGCAGGGTCAATATTAAAAACAGGTTTTATATTACTTGCTATACCTACCTTTTCTTGAAAGTCTACACTTGAAGCTAATTCATATACAGAGCTAAAAGATTGAGGTAATATATAAACAAATTGAACATCTACTGATCCACTTGTTTCGGTTGGAGTATTTCCACTAAAACTACTATGTACAAAAGATGCTTCAATAGTTAATATAGAATTTGCAACTAACTCTACATCTCCTAAATTTACAAATAACCTTGATTCTGGAACAGAAATTGCTCCTCCAAATGTATACTCTCCTATTGTAAAAACATCTTCTATATTCTCAAAACCTATATCTTCAGATAGTAATTCGGTTTCAAATTCTAAACGTATAGGAGAATTGTTTTTATCTACTAAATTATAGTTCTCTATGTAATTTCCATACATTAGTCTATTACCCATAATGGTTTGAGCTTTAGCTAATAAAGGAACATTGTCATATAATCTAAGCAGTTCTGAATCAGGAAGTATTGTAAATATTTTACTATTTCTAAAATTAAAAGTATATTCAGTATTATTAGCTAAACCTAAATCAGATTTTTTTAACTTTTCAATTACTTTTATAATAGTGCCATCACTATCTTTAAAAAGTAAATCAATAGCAGTAACTAAAGGTCCTCCTGAATTATATGTTATAATAGCCGTATTAAATAAATTAACCACCCCTTCATTTATAAATGACTCTGTACTAAAATCAAATGGAGATGTTTGAAATGCTACATTTGAAAATTGTGAAACGGCAGAATACTCATCATCTTGGTATTCGTATCTATAAGCAAAAGATATAAATCTTTCTTCTAAGAAATTTTCTTGTCCACCAGGCGTGCTTGTCAATTCTATTTCTGGAGCTTTAGCAGGTGGTTTTTTGATAACTAACAAAGACTCTCTTAAAAGGCTTGCATTACCTCCACCATCAACCAAAGGACTACCTGAAGGGTCTTCATAATTTCTTAGTATATTAATAAACCTTGGAGGATTGTAATCATCAGTCCAAAACAATAATCCATCAATAACATTAACTCCAGTTATTAAATGTTTATCATCAAAGTTTAACACTGTTTGTGATGATGTACCTCCATCAGAAACACTTATTACTAAATAGGATAAAATGCTTGTTACTACATTAAACGAGACAATTAAGTCTAACTTTCCTGAAGGACTTGTAGAACCAAACGCAGGGTCAGTTACAAACCAATACAAAGTATCATTAGCACCATCGTCTACAGAACCAATACACTTTGCTTGGTTACTTAAAAGAACCCCTCCGTATGATAAGTTCGTAAGCTTAGTATTCCCTTTAGAATTTTCTACTGCTCCAATCTCTGTTGATTCAGATGATCCTAACCTAACATTTACTGCGTCAATATATTGTCCGTTTGGAACGAGCCTCTCGTCAACGGACTTATTCATTTTACCTGCTACAAAGTTTCTTGAAAGTTTAGCCATATTATTTTATCCACTTGTCTCTACCTCTCAGATTCATTAATAATCTTCCTGGGTGTATATTGCTTAATCTTATTTTTGCGTTTCTTAGAAGTGCTGATTTTGATTTTCTAGCTCTATTTACTATATATTCTTGAACTCCTAATTTACTACCTAATATTTGATAGCTAATATATGCATAAACATATTCTTCAAACAACTTATTTACAGTTATTTGTGTGTCATCTCCACCTTCCATGCCATCAGAAATGTATTCCAATATACAACTTTCGTTAGCCATAGTAGAATCAAAATTAATTACTCCTGTTTTTTTATCAATTCTAAAAGTAGGATTAGCATTAGCAGTCTCTGTATTAAGACCAAACCTAGCACCCACTGCAAAGTCGAAGTACCAACATCCTTCGTACTCATATCCTAAAAATCCATTATATGGACTTAAACTGTTTAAATAAATACTTGGTTGCTGACCTGTAATTCTTGCAAAATCTAAAGGTGAGTATTGAGGTTGTATTGCTTTTCCATCTTGGTCAAAAAGTATTCTAGCATCATTGGCTTGTAAATAAGCTCTAGCTGAATTTACTTGAATGTTTTCTACCATAGGTCTAATAACACCATCTTTATAATAAGATATTCTAACCCAATTTACATAATCAGAAGGCAGTATAAATCTAAGTTCTTCAGAAACTGTAAGTTGTAAAACCTTTATTTCTTTAAATGCATCATAGTTTAATTCTTGAATAGCTCTTTTTGCATGAAAAAGTATCTTGTATCTCTCTTCATTATTTATTAAAGAATGATTACCTGAATACATTAATTGATAGTTTACAACTATATCTTGCAATGATACATATTGGTATGATCCCCAATTAGCATCTTCTGGAGCATTCCCTCCATTTTCGTAATATTCGTATTGACTAATGTATGACATAATTATTTTTCGCTATTAATTTCAGCAGCCTCTTTTGCTCCTGCGTACTGTACAACTGATGCTTCACGTATTGATACTCCTGCATACTGTAAAATTTTCATTGTTAAATCCGTAGCATCATCTGGAAACAATTCAAAGTCTTGATAATCAGGTTGTGATTGGTCAAAGACTGGTTCATTATCAGTACCTAAATCTACATAAGTCCATTTAGGTGGTTTAGGATAACGTATATATTGACTTGTTACAACTGTTCCTAATGTAGGTGTTGGATACAATGTAGCAACATTTCCTTCACTTGTATAAGCAGGAAACATCAAAGATGGTGCAGTTAAAAGAGACATATTTAATAAAGTAATTTTACTTTGCTCCACTCTTTCAACTTCTTTAATAGTGTTTCCTTTATATATCTTGTAATCTAATGGAAAAGTATTTATAACATTAGGTGTAACACCTAGTTGTATATTACTATCAATACTAGTTACTGTAACATAAGTAGGAACTGCAGCAATTACTACAAAAACAATATCTCCAACTTGAACACCTGATGATGTAAAGTTTGCATTTGAATCTATTATTTTACTTTGACCTCCAACAGTTCCTGTAGTAGTTCCAGAAACCACTAAAGAATTATTAATAATTATTTTGTTAATTAAGTAATAATCTGAACCAGTAGTTGCAGCAGAAGGTAAATTATACTGTGTATAATTTGGTGCTATTGGTGTTAATGGCGTAGTTACAGAAAAGAAATCGATAACTTCTACGTAACCTTTTTTTATATCAGCATATCCTGTTCCAGAAGTTCTTTGGTTTTCTTTGTTAACCTGATAGTTATATGCATAAAAGTAATCCTCAAATAAATCCATTTGAGCTTGTTGTGCATATAGATTAAAATCTTGTGGAGAGATGTAGCCATAGTTATTTTTGTTTAATACGGCTAAAACTGTATTTCTAATATCGTTTATCATCCTAACTATTATTTACACAAAGATAATCAAAAAAAAAAGAGGTCTCAAAAAAGACCTCCTTACTTAATGAATCACAAAAAAAATTATTATTAACTAATTACTCCATTAAGTTTTCTAATACTTTTAATGCCTCAATCCCATCGTCAGATTGAAAATATGATGACACTATATAAATTGGGTCTTCTCCAAAAGGTATTACACATAGTCGTGTTTTGTTGGTTTTGGTAGAAAACCACACTTCTTTATTTTTGTTTCTATATTTAATAAGACCTTGTTCAAACAACTTATGTACAGTTGCTTGTAACTTTAATACAGGGTCATTTATAACCGACATGAAATCTTGAGGTTCTCTCTTAGCATAAACTAAGATATCTCTCTTCATCTCATCCGTACTAATTCTAGATGGGTCTTTTTGAAACAATACTCTTGTTAAGGTTTCTAGTTGCGATATAGATAAAGAACGAGCTTCTATCATTGCATCAAGCTCTATGTTAATGCTTTCAACAATCTCTTGAGCATCTTTTGCATTATCTAATTCTTTAAACTTAACTCCATTGTGTGGGTGAACATCTAAGAATCTTTGTAAAACTTGATTATTTTTGGTAACTCTTAAAAATCCATCTTCAAAAATAACAGGCTCTATAATTGCATTATCATCTTGTTCATCTACAAATGGAGATGATTGATTTCTAGCATAACGTAATTCTCTGTTTATTCCTGTTTCAGGGTCAACCCAAAGTAATGGGAATCTTCTAGTGTGTCTAGTTGCAAGCATGAAAGATAAAGGTGCTGCATTTCTTGTTAACTTGTAGACCTTGTCTACTCTTTGTACTGTAGTTTTCATTTGATATAATTTAATTTAATTTATAAAAAAGGAGTCTCTTTAAAGAGACCCCTTTCATTTGTTGGTATTCTTAATCTTGGAAGATGAAGAAGTTATTTGCACCTAAAGTACAAACTGCTCTTTCACTCAAGAAGTTTACTTCCATCGCATCTAAGTCAGATGTTCTTGCACCTCCTGCTGAACCAGTGATCCAAGTTTTGTAACGTCTGTCTTCAGTTTCAGAAGCTCTGTATCGAACATGTAAGAATGGTCTCTTAGCGTTCTTCCCAAGAATTTGATCATAAACAGTTGTAGAACCTGCAGGCACTAACAATCCATTGATGCTTCCTGTACCATCAACTCCCCCACGCATTGTTGGGTCGTTTAAGTATTTCCAGTCAGACTTGTAAAAGTCATAACCTCTACGGAATCCTGTAAATCCTAAGTTAAGTGCCATCTCCTCATCATTGTCAAAAAGACCATAAGAAGTTCCACCTGCTCCATAAGAGTTTTGAGCTGCTAACATATCATCGATGTCAAATCCAAAGTCTCTGTTCAAGAAAATTACATTCTCTTCAATAGCACCTTGCTTGTCTAAACGTGAAATGATTGCGTCAAAGTCTGCTAAAGCATTAGGGTTTCCACCTGCCCATACATTACCTCTTTGTTGTACTACATAGAATACACCTTCAGAACCTTTGTTTCCAACTTGGTCAGAAGTAACTTGTGTAGCAACACCAGAACCTGCTTCAGCAGGAACTGCTTCAATCATTGCAGTTTCTAAATAGTCATCATAACGTAAACGAGTTTCGTGCTCAGACTTTAAGTACCATAAGTAACCTGAAGCTCCATTTTCAGTAGTAACCTCAATCCATCCGATTTGAGCCATATCAGAACCTGATACTGCATACTTATCTTTAATGATAATTGGAGAGTTTTCGAAAATGAAATCGTCAGATTCTAATGAACCTTGCATTCCATTTGTTCCTTTCTTAAATTCAGAACCATAGATGAAAATACTTGCATCAGCATTTCCTAATCCTGAACCACCTGTATAACCACCTGCATCGTAGAATGCAACAGTGAATTGGTTGTTTGCAAGGTCAACTGCTATTACAATAGCTTTGAACTCACCTGATCCATCGTTGTTTACAACAACAACTGTTTGACCAACTCTAATTGCAATCTGAACTGTTGCACCAGAACCTGGTTGTACAGTTGAACCTGCAGGGTTAAGAACGTCATTTACTTGAAAAATTGCTTCTCCACCTGCTACTACTGCTGCAGTACCACAATCAACGTACTTGGTGTGTAATCTTCCTTGCTCTGCCCATTTGATAAGGTCTGAGTTAGAAGGCATTTCTGCTCCTACCATTCTAATGAATGAGGAGATTGTTCTGTTACCATATCTTTCGAATTCTTTTTCGTAAGTATCTGGTAAATACTGATTCAAAAAGTTGAAGTCAGTAATGTAATTTGAAGCCAAAGGTGTTTGATGCGAACTTGGTTGCAAATCAAAACCTGGCGTAGCTTGGACTGATCCTGCCATAATTTTTATTTTTTTAAATTAATTATTTTCTTTTTATACTTCTAATTTTAAGTCCCTTCCCACTATCTGTGTTTAAAGACTTAAATTGTGTTCCTCCCTTGCTTGTCACTTCTGGTGTTCTACGTTCAGACATATTAATATTTTTTGTCTTACGCATCACATCTTCTGTGGCATTAGCTTTACCTTGCTCATAAAAGAACTTAGCAAATTTTTCAGGATTCTGTGCAATTGCTACACTCCTATGAAAACCTTTTGAATCTTTTAAAAGACCACTATCATCTAAATACTTGGCTGCCCAACCACCTGGATTTAATGCATTCTTTTTTAAATCTTCTAAACTACCTGGAGAAAATGTTATTGTTTCCTCACCTATATTAAACTCAAAACCTTTGAATTCAGGTGTAAATACTTCTAACGTCTTTGAGTCGTAAAACTCTTTCTTTCTAGTAGTCTCTTCTTCATGAGACTTCACATCTGCGATGTATTGCTTATAGCCTTCCATTTCTTCGTCAGACACATTAGAAGATTGCGTTCCCCTTGACTCAAGTGGTTGCTTGTACTTCTCTTGCATTTCTTTAAAGTAATCTTTTGCCTTAGCAATAGCTTTTTTCTTCTTTAACTTAATTTTCTTTATATCACTGTCGTCATCTAAATCTTCATCAAAAGAATAGTCATCCATTAAGGTTTCTATATCCTCTTCATCAAGACCATCTTCCGTAGCACGCAAATAATCTTTAAGTAAAGAATCAGGGTTGGTGTCTTCAAAATCTTTTTGTAACTCTACAAAATCTTTGATTCCTCTCCCTGTATCTTTTTTATATTTAAAGTAAGCAGCGACATCTTCAGGTAATTCTTCCTGAGTTTCTCGCTTACTCATTAACTCATCAAATGAATTAATTTCTTTATTATATCTTTTACCAATATATGAAAGAACGTCTTTCTCGTTTAATTCAGAAGGCTCTTCAGCTTTTGGCTCTTCAGCTTTTGGCTCTTCAGCTTTTGGCTCTTCAGCTTTTAAGTTTTCTTCATGCTTACTTAAAAGCTCTTGTTCAACCTCTTGAACTGATTTTTCTTCCCCTACTGTTACTTCTTTTACTTTGAATTCCATATGATTAAATTTGATTACTACAAATATAAGAAAAAAATAATACCGATTTTAGACATTATCTAGGATTGAATTCAGCCAAATCAAAGCCATCTAGACTATCCTCATTTGATTCAAAATTTACTGGTGGTAAATTATTTTTTCTTTGTTGTATTAGTTTTGATTGTTCCGTATTAGCTTGACTAATTCTATTAGCTTTTGCTCCTTCTCTTTGCACCTCTCTTTGAGCTAATGATTGTTCCGATATATTTCTTAGTTGTAAATTATAATTAAACTCTTCTTGCATTAACTTGCTTTTAAGCATAGCCTCATTATTTTGCTTTTCAATCTCAAAGGCTATCTCAGTTTGCTTCAATTGCATCTTACCTTGTATCTCAGCTTGTTGCTTTTGCATTTCCATTTGAGATTTTATTTCTTGAGACTTTAATGCTTGTTGAGCTTGCATAGCTTGAGCTTGCATAACTTGTTGTTGTTGCTGCTCTTGTAATGCTTTACGTTTTACTTTAAGTAACTGATTAGCAAGTTTGATATTTTTTATTTCTCGAATATCAATAGCATCTTCTAGATTAATGTCACCCTTAGATAAAGCCATTTGTATGTTGGCTTCTAATTGAGCTCTTTGTTCTTCATCTGGAGCTACTTCAATAAAAATACCAAAGTCATAAATATACAAGTCTTTAATATCATTAAGTATACTTACGTTATATTTACCTATAGCATTAGCAAAATCATCTTTAAAATCTGCATATTGCAATATATCTGCCACCCTATAAGTTATAGCTTCTGCTAAAGTTCTATATATATATAACGAACCTTCAAGTATATGTCTAGTTGCAACATTAGAATTTAAAGCTGCAAGTTTTTGTAAACCAACTAAAGAATTAGGATCAGGTGAAGAAGCATCTCTAGCTTCATTTAATCCTGTTACCTGTCTAATCATTCCTAAATAATGATTATAATTAGCAATAAGCATTTGTGTTTTACTAGCACCTGAACTAGATTGTAATTCTTTTATTGGTACTTTACCTTGGTTGTAGTCTCCATCTTGAGTATAGCTTCTACCAATAACAGAACCTGTTTGAAAATATAATCTCAAAGCATCTTCTGGATTATAAGCATTTCCTGTACCTAAGTCTACTTCATTCAATCCATCAGCATCAATATAAACCCCATCAGGAACAACTCTTGAAATTACTTGTTGTAGTTTTAAGTGTGTTATTTGTATTAAATCTGCAAAAGGAATCATACGTCTAGTTAAAGACTCAATGACACCTTTGTACATTCTTGGTGCAACTGCTACATAGTTTGGTAATGCATGTTGTTGAGCTGATTTAGGTCTTACCATATTTTCTGCAAGTTCCCACTTTAAAAGAATATTTGTACCCATAACCATTACCCCTTCATACCACACATCAATGGTTTTTTCCATCTTCTCAAATCTTCCTTCTTCCATCATTTCTACAGGTGGATTAAATTGGTCATCTTTCTCTATAACCTTTGTTCCTCCATTTTCTAGTATTTTCTTTTTATAAACTACTTTTTTAGTGGTTTTATAATTAAAATACATTAATGTAACAGTGTCTCTATAAAAAATATCATTCTCATAGAACTGAGCCACATTATAATAGTCATACCAACTCTGAGAGTATTTAGAAATTTCTTCTAAATCTTCTCTAGTTAAAGACTGGTCAATTTTCATCAACTCAGTAATTGGGAGAGTTTTAATTTCTCCCCAATAAAAACAATCTTTAAAGTGTGGGTCTTCTGTATAACTGTAAACAATATTTGCAGGGTCTACATATTTAATTTCAACTCCTGCTCCTGGTAAAAATTCATGTTTTGTACAACCAATACCTAAAACAGTTAAATCGTAATCAACTCTTTTTCTAACATCGTTATAGTGGTTTTCAGCTAAAATTGTATTAATTGCTTCCTCTTCTGCAATCTCTATTGCAGGCTTATATTTAAGTTGCATGTATAAATTTAACTCTTCATCAGTTTGAGGAAGGTCATCAGGATTCATAATAAAAGGGTCAGCTCCTGTTTCGTTTTGTACAATTTGAAGTATATCTTTAGCTGCTGCTTGACCTTGTATCATATCTTGATACTTGCTTCTTTGAGCTTGAGACATAGCGTCTTCGGCATATGCTTTCACATCAAACAACCTGTCGTTCATTCCGTTAACAACAACATCTACAAATTTAGGTATGATAGGTACAGGTGTCCAGTCTAGATTCAAGTAACTTAAATCACCATCAACTGCAAGTTCATTTTTATATTTAGCTACCGACTGTTCACCTCTAGCATAAAGACGCAACCTGTAGAAATCTCTCCACTGATTATAGTATCTGCATTGGTTGCCATCTTTCTTAAACCATTCGTATTGAATAGCTTGACCTATTTGTAAGCCAAATTCATCTGATGCTTTTTCACTATCAGAAACAAACTGACTTGGAAACCCAACAGAAGAAACATTTATTTTTACGTCTTTCATTTATCTAATTATTTCACTACGATTTCCTTTATTGTTGTATCTAGCAAAGTTAACAATAATATTTGATTGTTTTTTTACAGGTTGATAAAGATGTCTTTGACAAGCCATTACTGCCAAACCTGAACTAATAGATGCGTCAAACTTAGTTCTGTTGCTAATGTCAAACTTTGCCCAATCTTCTAATGTTCTACTAAAAGGCATATAACCCATTTCATCTTCTTTAACTAATCCTACGTATGTTTCAATATAAGACTCAATAGCTGCTGCGTGAGCTTGTTTTACTGCTTCACTTGAGTTAGGTATACCCCCAAGCTCTTTTTCTGTCTTAGAAAGCTTGTGTTTAAGTTTATCTGGTCGGTTTATACTAAAGCTTCTATACCCTCTATTTTTAAAATGATATAACAACCTAGGTTTATTATTCTCTACTAATATAGGCATTCCATAAAAAACACACGCCATCAATACTTCCTCAAAAAATATTTCAGCAGTTTGAGGTCTTGCTACATACTCTAAAAAAAACTGATTGCTAGGAGCATCATCCATATTAAACTTTGTAATTCCATGCAATGCACCATTAGATGCACCTCCTCCAACAGTTCCTGATATATCATAACTGTCACACCCAAAAGCACCAAGATGCTCATTTAAAGGAAAAAAATCTCCCCTATTGTTTTTCTTGTACCTATTTTGCATATTTTTTTTAGGAAGCCACCCTACTAAAAATCTTCCTCTAGTGTTAGGAGTCCATATCACTTCAGTATCTTTAATTCCATTTTTCCAAGAAAAAGAACCACGAGTTGTATGGTGTTCTTGTATAAGTGAATCATTGTAGTCTATCTGCTGATATATTCTTGTAAGATTAAACAATGATTGTTTGCTTTCATCCCTGAACGCATGCGATTCAGTACGAGGAAATTGTCTATAAAACTCATTTAATGCGTCAGGATCATTTTTTAAACTTTCAACTTCATTGTTCCAGTAATCTATTACATCATCCATAGGCATGCCATACTCATCTATATAACCTTCAAAGTTCCACTCCATAGGGATGAAAAGTGAATATAACCCACTTTTGGTTTGACCATTGTTACTTCTTTCATGTGGATTAGAATCGTAATAAAGTTTCTTAAACTCTTCACCTCCTTTACTAAGAGAGTTAGATGTCGAACCCATCATACATTTACCAATTACTCTTCTACCCAACCTTAAACAAGTTTTTGTAACACGATAATTATTTAGTATATTGTTAGGCTTTAGCCATTTCCCACTTTCATCATGAGCTAATAATAAAAGTTTCTCCCCATCATAAGAGTTGTCATCTGTATTCTTCCAGTCAATGGTTGTGTCAAGACCTTCCATCTCTTCATTATCAACATTGTACATATTCTTTTTTGTAATCTTTGATGCAGGGATTCTAAAAGCTAATTCAGTTTTTGGTTTATCCATACCATCTTGAACAGGTTTAAAAAAGAAAGGATAGTTTCTTACAATTGGGACAACCTTATCTGTAAACATTTTTTTGGCATCAGACCCAGACTTAGATAATATTCCTATACGAGAGTTTTTAGATATTGTTGCCACATTTGCACACTCTTCAGATGCCATATATGAAAAACCTGAACGTCTAATTTTTAGATATATCATGCCAAAGCATCTAGGGTCTGCTTTACAAGCCTCCCAAAAAATATAAAAAATTCTGTTAGCCTCTCTAAAATCTGGATAACCAACATCAATCTTTGTCCATTGAAGATACATATAATGTGACCCAGTTATATATGTACTAATGTTCTTGTTTATAAACCAATAGCCTTGTTCTCTTTTATCAAACTCACTTTCAATATAGTCTACCCATTGAGCTTTGAAAGTATTAGGATGCTCATTCCATTGAAATATAGATTGTATTTTTAGAATTGTCTTTGGTGGTTCTTTTCTTTCCCACTTGTTGTTGTCTCCTTGAATAGACTCTGGAGCTTTAGGTAATCCAATCCTAAGTCCGTTAATTTCATATACTTCACCTATCTCGCCTGTTTTAGAAATTATAACGACATCATATTTTTCATCATAGCCATATTTCCACGACCTATTTCTATTCTTTTTTTTAAGAATACCTTTAGGTATGTAGTTATCTATAACTCTGTATAAACTATGAAGATCTTCGTTCTGCAAATCCTTGTTTAGTATCTAGTTTACTTGGACCTCGTTCTTCGATTTCCATTAAATTTTTTTCATTTTCTATCCTAGTTAGTATATCGAAAGCATCAAATATAGCTAACTTCTTAGTAGCTGCAGCATTTTTTAATCTATCAGCAGCTAGCTCGTCTTCAGGGTCTGGTTTAATTATATCTTCTTTAGCAACTTTAATTAGTTGCTCTACGGCTCTCATTCCTGCCTGAATAATATTCTTTTTTAAAGTTTGTGGGTCTAGTGCCATTTGGATTATATTTAATTCTTGGTCTTTTTTTTCTTTTAGGCTTGTCTTTCATAATTTAATTGTTATTTGATGATCAAACATTCGATAAAGTTTTTCACCATCCACCTCAAACTCATACTCACTTTCTGGTTTAAAACATATTTTATCTCCTGGATTCACATTTTGTGAACGCAAATACTCATTGCTATACTTTATTTCACCAACTAAAGGTTCTTCGTTTGTGTTTTTGTACAAATAATAATCCTCTGTAGGAACAGGTTTTGTAAAACAATACCTGCCACTAGTATTCCACTGCTTGCCATCATGATACATATAAAACTGATCAGGCTCAACAAAAAATAAATCATTCATAAAATAACTTCTACCACTTTTTCTTCTACCCTGCATGTCGTTATAAAATTTAAAAACATTATGATGAACTAAAAGTTTATCTCCTGGTTTAATAGGACCATCATACACAATAGGTGTAGCTACCACCTCAGCAATACGATTAGATGCCTTGTGATTTTCTTCTGAGGTGCTTGTTATAAAGTCTACTCCACCTATATTTTTTGTATTGTTATATCTTTTATTGTCTAAAGGAGTAGTGATAAATAAGTAAGGTGATTTCATTAGAAGTTAATATTATATTCGACAGATACAGGCATATTAATAAACTGCTTCCACAAAACAATTTCTTTGTTATATGTGGATTCAATCCATATTTTAAAGGCATCTACATTTTCATCATATCTTATGTGATGTATTTTGTAAGTACCTTTTAATATTTCTTGCCCAACAACATAATGCATAGCTCCTCCTTTGTAATCAGGACCAACTGCTATCTTACGAATATCATTCATTTAATTAGATTTAATTTATACAAATATAATCAAAAAAAAATACCCCTGAATTAACAGAGGTATTCTAAGCGAAGAGGTCAGACTAATTGAAAACATCTCAAAGATGTCATCCTAATTGTAAACATCTCAAAGATGTCATACTAATTGCCAACCTCGCATATTTTAAATGGTAAACCTTTGAGCATTACCTGTTGACCCTTGAGTTAGTGTGTAATTATTTACAACTTTAGGATTACTGCCATCATATTGATATTTTAATGTTACGGCATTTGATAAATCTCCAAAAATATAAGGTAACTCATGGTTTGTATTTGTCCATGTAGGGTTTGGTATACCTATAGCAAATTTCATTATAATTTGTGAGGTATGATAATCATTTGGATTATTCTCTACATTTATATTAGAAGCAGGTCTTGTAACTGAAAATCGTGTACCCCAAAAATCTTGTGTTGTTGTCGCAGGAAGTGATGTCACTTCTGTTGGATTTACGATATCAAACAAAAATCCTAAAGGATTAAAAGGAACTTCAATATATGTAGTAGGTCTTAGCGAAGCAAAGTCAGTTATTAATGACCCTGTCTTAGCTATCTTTAATTCACTGTTTATATCCCATTCTGTTGGAATAGGAAACAACATAACACCATTATCAGTAGTCTGTAAAGTTGATGCCCAATTACTGCCTGGGAAATTAGTTCTCTGATATGCTCCATTGTTATGAGAAGGATGAATAAAATTTGCCCTTTTCATAACATACACCTGGTCTAAATTTTTAACTTTTTGCTTTTTATATCTAAACATAAAAAGTCTAGGATTTTTAGTTAACCAATCTGTTTCAACAGGTTTTTGCATAGCCACAAAAGCTTTTTTATTTTTTGTAGTTGCATCAACATGTGGTCTTTTCAAAACATACATATATGGAGTAGGAATATCATCAGCTTGTCCTATGTAAGTTTTTAAACCCTCAACAGTAATGTTTTTAGTTACATCTGTTGGTGTTCCATTTG